CTTGCCGTAGGCATTAGCCATGTGCAGGAAGAACTCAAAGAAGTAAAAGCAATGATAGGTAGATTACTCGATGAGAAAAACAAAGGCTAGAACATCCACGACTAAGTATGTGTCGATAGCAGAGACTAAGTTGGAGCAGTTGCGTGAGCGCTGTACTAACTCTCTGTATGCGTTTGCATGTGCAGTCGAGCCTCATCGAGAGTATGGGGATTGTCATAGGGAGCTGTATGATTTTTGGCAACAGGCCGAGGTCAATGACATAGATAATACGTTAGGCTTATTGCCTCGTGACCATCAGAAGTCACACTGCTTAGCTGTACGTTGTTCATGGGAAATATACAAAGACCCGACAATAACCATACTGTATTTATCTGCTACCAGTGGGCTTGCCGAGAGGCAGCTGCTGGACATCCAGAACATATTGGAGTCTCGCTATTTCAGGCAGCTTAGCCCGGACATGATTAATGTGGACAAGGGCAAACGTGCCATGTGGAATACCACAGGCATAGCAGTTGACCATCCCGACAGGGAGAAGGAAGGGGTACGCGACCCGACCGTTTCAACCGCAGGACTAACCACCAATACTACTGGTTGGCATTGTACATTTTTGGCGAAAGATGATGTGGTTATACCAGAGAACGCTTATACAATTGAAGCCCGTAAGAAGGTTGAGTCAGCATGTTCTCAGCTGGCATCAGTGCTTACTACTGGGGGTACTGAGTGTGCCGTGGGCACAAGGTATCATCCGAGTGACCATTACAATACATTGAAAACCATGACAGAGGAAGTCCATGACGAGGAGACAGGTGAGGTAATTGACACACGGGCTGTGTATGCAGTTCATGAAAGGCAGGTGGAAGTCAATGGAGTATTCCTTTGGCCCCGTAAGGCTAGGCTCTCAGATGGTAAGATGTTTGGTTTCAACTGGGCAGAGTTAGCCCGTAAGAAAGCCAAGTACAAAGATAGGTTGCAGTTCTTTGCACAGTACTACAACAACCCTAACAACTTAGATGACCGGAACATTGAACGTGGTAACTTCGTGTACTACGACCGGGCACACATCTACATGTCCCGAGGCAATTGGTTCTATGGTAAGCATGGTCATGGCTACGATGAGAGTGATGGACGTAGGCTCAATGTATATGCCGCAATGGATTTTGCATTCAGTTCTAGCAAGCGTGCCGATTGGACTTGTATAGTCGTGTTCGGTATTGACTATGACTTCAATGTCTACGTGCTGGACATAGTCCGGTTCAAGACAAACAAGACATCAGTTTACTTTAGCAACTTCCGAGAGATGTTAGTCAAGTGGGAGTTCACACGGCTACGGGCCGAGGTGACCGCAGCACAGGATGTCATCGTACAGTCCCTTAAGGACAGCGTATCAACAGAGGGCTTGCATTGCATCATTGAAAAGCACAGACCTAACAAGTACGATGGTGCTAAGCAGGAGCGTATGGAAGCAGCCTTGTTACCCAAGTATGAAGATGGTAAAATATTACACTTCAAAGGTGGGCTTTGTACCTACCTAGAAGAAGAGATTCTTTTAGACAACCCTGAACATGATGACATTAAGAACACACTAGCCGATGGGCTAAGCTCTGAGTTTGTTAAGAAACCTCGTAGACCTCATCAAGAGGACTCACGGGACAACAGGCTCGGCAAGAAAGATAGATACCATAGCCGATTTGGAGGCATGAGATAATGAGTACAGATGTACAAACAATACTAGCTGCACTGACACCAGAGAAGATGGCAGATGAGATTAGTACCATGTGGGATACATACAAGACAGCTCGTGCTTCGTGGGAAGCTGAGATGTTAGAAATACGAAGTTACAAGTATGCGACATCAACCAAGACTACTGGGGTAGGTGATAACCCTTATGCCAACTCAACTACTATACCCAAGCTGTCACAGATAGCCATGAACTTGCAGGCCAGCTACACAGCTCACCTGTTCAGTAATCCTAGGTGGGCACAGTTTGAAGCATTCGATAATACAGCTGCTGACAAGGAGGCTCGTAAGTTAGTCGAGGCATATGTACGTACCAAGCTTAAGCGTAAAGATTATGAGGGGGTGTTCAACAAATTACTCATTGATTGGATTGATACAGGTGTATGCTTTTCTCAGCAACGGTACATCACAGAGTTCTATATCGATGGCTTAGGCCATACCAAGATGCTGTATCAAGGCTGTGTGCTTGAACGAATTAGTCCTAACGACATCGTGTTTGATGTGACAGCTACTAACTTCCAGAAGGCAGCTAAGATTATCCGTAAGACTTATACAATGGGAGACATACGTGGTGAGATAGATGACAATCCAGACAGTCCATTCACCCATGAAATGCTAGAAGAGATGCGTAGCACTCGTAACAACATAAGGAATGCTGGCTCACTAAGCAGCTTCCGTGGCATACAGTGGAAGCAGGAGACACTGACTAAGGCTGGCCTAGGTTCCCTCATGACATACATGAAGGGTGACATCGTTGAAGTGCTTGAGTTCTATGGTGACTTCTACTCTGTGGAAACTGGTGAGTACCTTAAGAACCATAAAATTATTGTGCTGGATAAGCGCAAGATTATATACTCTCAACCTATCGTATCTCGTAACGGTAGCCAGCACATCTACATGTCAGGTTGGGAAGACAGAGCTGATACCTTAATGGCAATGTCACCACTGGCTAGATTAGTGGGCATGCAGTACAAGCTGGACAAACTAGAGAACCAAAGGGCCGATGCATTCGATGAGATTATACATCCAATCATAGTCGAGACTGGGGACGTAGAGTTCCATGGTGTACGTGGTGAACCGGGTGGTAGGTACACGACAGATGAGAAAGGGGACGTACGTATACTCCGTCCTGACACCACTGTGTTGAACGCAGACTTTCAAATGCAGAACAGCATGGCTATAATGGAAGAGATGGCGGGTAGCCCTCGCAATGCTGCGGGGCACAGGACACCGGGTGAGAAGACTAAGTTCGAGGTGCAGTTCCTTGAGCAAGGTGGCAACCGCATCTTCACTAACAAGACCAGCAAGTTTGAAAAGGAAATGATTGAAGCTGTCATGAATGACATGGTAGAGATTGCCATGGACAACATGGGAGAGACTGACTTGGTATCCACAGAAGGTACAGGTGATTTTAAAGTGGAAGAGTTCTTAGCAGTAAGCAAGGAAGACTTAAACATCAGTGGTAAGTTACACGCTCGTGGTAGTCGTTTGTTTTCAGAGAAAGCTATAGCATTGCAGAACCTAATCGGTGTCATGAACACTCCTGCATTCCAGTTACTCAACCCACATACCTCACGTATTAAACTTGCAGAGGCTATAGAAGAGTTAGCAGATTTAGAAAGCTTTGGCATATTCTTACCGAACATCGGTGTACAAGAAGATGCAGCTACTAAACAACTGATGAACCAGACAGAGCAAAGCACAGCGGAAGTTGATGCAGTGAATGCTGATGAACCTATTACAGATGATGACGATGGGGAACTAGAATAGTAGATGTTAACTCTCAAAATTATTAACAACTTAGCAAGAATACAGAAACTAACCGAGCAAGAAAAACGTAGCACAGCAGCTGCGTTTAATAACAGTAGGGGTGTCATTGGCTGCATCACGGACTACTTAGAGTTCGAGATTAACCAGCTTGACAAGACCCTATCTAACCCCGAGGAGCTGTACAAAGAAAGCAAGTCGGACACGTACGTAGCGTTCCTATTAGCGGAGCGTGCAGTGCTAGTAAAAACCATTAACCTCTTAACCAAAGAGATTACAATACTTGACGGTGACCAACCGAAGGATATATAATGAGTACGAATAACTTATTTAGTAATAGCGACAAGGGTTCTAGTGACCAAAAGAACCAAGAGCAAGAGTTAAGTAGTGAAGCGAGTTTAGCTTTACTGGTCGGTGAAGGCAAGAAGTACGCCAACGCTGGCGAGTTAGCAAAGGCTATGGTTCACAGCCAAAATCATATTACTACTCTCGAAACAGAGGCGACCACCTTTAAAGAGAAAGAGCTAAAGCAGACTAGCATTGACGAAATACTAGCAGCAGTAAAGTCTAATGGAAATGAACAGACTCCCGGTGATAATCAACTGAATGCTGACCAGCAGAAAGAAGACCCGAAAGATACTGTAACTATTGCCCAACAGATTAAAACAGCACTGGCAGACAACGACCTTAAGAACACAGCACAGAGCAACGTAGCCTCGGTTACCGATGCACTGACTAAGTCACTAGGTGGTAGAGCCAATGAAGTTTACACAGCGGTAGGCAAAAGCCTAGGGGTTGACTTAGATAAGTTAGCCGAGACATCACCCGATGCAGTTATAAGACTATGTACTGGACAACAGCAGGTAGTTAAGCAACCGGGACAGTTACCTGTTACACAGCACTTACAACAAGAGCATGTAGTTATCACTGATAGCAATCAGATGAACCACGCTCAAATTCAAGCGCATGCGAAAGAGGTTAAGATGCCCCGTGAAGAAAGATTCAAGTTAGAGATGGCTAACGCACTCAAGCAGGGTGACAGCTTCTTTGACAAACCAACTTAGGAATTAAACAATGGGTAATACAACAGAGAACACGCAAGCGCTGATACGCAGCGAAGTGTGGCAGGTTCAGTTAGAAGAGATTCTACATGAGAACCTTATGGGCGTACCTTTCGTTCGCCAAGTAGAATTTCCAGATGGCACAGCGTTTACTATGCCTTCAATTGGTACACCTTTAGTGCGTGACCTACCAGAAGACACAGAGATTACGTTTGATGCATTGGATACAGGTGAAGTAAGTATCACCATGAATGCACCAGTGATTGCGGCTAACAGCCTTAGTCAAATCCTAATGGAAGATGCGCTATGGGCAGCAGAGGCTATTGCTTCTATTCCCGTGGAACAAGCACAGGCCATTATGGAACGCTTTGAAACTGATACCTTAGCTTTGGCTATGACTCAGTCAGGCGGCTTAGGTAACCCGAACTTAATCAATGGTACTGCACATCGTAAGATTGCTACTGGTACAAACGAAACAATGGCAGTAGTGGACTTTGCGTTCGCTGGCTACAGCGTACAGAAAGCTAAAGTGTCTCGTATGAACTTGATTGCTATCGTTGACCCTAGTGTGGGCTACTCTTTAGAGACAGCAACTAACCTTACTAACCTTAGTAACAACCCTAAGTGGGAAG